CACGAAATGAGAATCAAGATAAGAACGAACACATCTCCGAAGATTCATGAGTTATCTGAGATAACCTTGGTAAACCAGATAGGGTATGCCAAGAGGAATGGGTACGATTGGGAGTCTTATGTATTTGACTATGCCAGACACAATGAAGTGGTCATGGAGGATATGTTGGGCTTGAGAGAGGCTATACAGAGTGTGGATGTCTTGATGTTTGTTGGTGCTGATGTGATGTTCACGAATTGGTCTATTAAGGTAGAGGATATTCTTAGACCTGGAGACAATGTAGTGGTTGCCAGAGAAAAGGGTGGGTGGTGGCCTGTTAATAATGATGTGATGATTTATGTGAATACCCCAAAGACATTAGCGTATATAGACAGAATGATTGCTGACCATGATATTTGGAAGCAATATGTCTGGAGACAACAACAGCACCTATGGAATCTGATTGTTGAGGACAAAGATATTCGGGATACTGTGAGATTGGTAGATGCTCAAGTAATGAACCAGAGTATGAAGAACTGGCAGATTGGGGAATATATTGTCCATTTCTATGGAATGCCGATTAAAGAGAAGATAGAAAATGCTCGTGCTATAAGTGTTTTATTCCCTGATGGCATACCAGTATTTAAAAGTAACAATAATTTAATGGTTCCACATACGGCTGATTAAGGAGAATATATGGCTGGCTTTCCAATGAGAAGAGCGTTAGAGAAGAAGATAGAAGAACTAGGGGGTATTGAGTTCGTTACCGCACATATAAGTCAAGGAATGACCATAGGGCGGTTGGCTGAGTTCATCGAGTGTTCTAGACCCATGCTCTCATTCTGGATAAACCATACTGATGAGCGAAGAGATGCAGTCCTAAAGGCTCGTAAGCTAAAGGCTGAGAAACTGGCAGAAGAGGCTCTAGACATTGCTGACCAAGCAGATGAGACAAGTAACTCTGGAGTGAATAAAGCCAGGCTGCAGGTAGACACCCGTAAGTGGATGGCCTCTAAGCTTGACCCTGAGAACTATGGAGACACCGCTAAAACCCAAGTCAATATATCTTTGGGTGATCTGCACCTCCAAGCTTTAAAGCACATGGGTAAGGCTGAAGTGATTGAAAACCATGAATAACCCCTTTATTGAGTTTATTAGACTCTACCGAAATGACCCCAATAAGTTTGTCAAAGAGGTTCTTGGAGTAGAACCAGATGAGTGGCAGCAAGACTTTCTAAACGCAGTAGCCTCTGGAGAGCGAAAGATCTCTATTCGTTCTGGTCACGGGGTTGGAAAGTCTACTACCGCTTCATGGGCAATGCTTTGGTTCCTTTTGACAAGGTATCCTGTCAAAGTCGTGGTTACTGCCCCAACTTCTGCCCAACTATATGATGCTTTGTTTGCCGAACTAAAGAGATGGGTCAAAGAACTACCCCAACCGATTCAGGATCTACTTGATGTCAAACAAGAGAGGATCGAGCTAAAGGCTTCCGCTACCGAGGCGTTCATCTCTGCTAGAACCAGTAGAGCTGAACAACCCGAAGCCCTACAAGGAGTACACTCGGATAACGTAATGCTAGTAGCAGATGAGGCTTCTGGCGTACCAGAGGCAGTATTTGAGGCTGCCGCAGGTTCTATGTCAGGCCATAATGCTTTGACCATTCTGTTAGGCAATCCAGTTAGAAGTTCTGGATTCTTCTTTGACACGCATAATCGGCTCAAAGATGAGTGGTGGACAAGACGGGTTTCTTGTTTAGACTCTAATAGGGTCAGTAAAGAATATGTAGAAGACATGAAATCCCGCTATGGCGAGGAAAGTAATGCCTACCGAATCCGAGTTCTAGGTGAGTTCCCAAGGAGCGATGATGACACGATTATTCCTATGGAGTTACTTGAGTCTGCCAAACACAGAGATACAAGGGCTTACGAAGATGCTCCGATTGTCTGGGGACTTGACGTTGCTCGGTTTGGCTCTGACTCGTCAGTTTTGTGTAAGCGTCAATCCAATGTGGTTCATACACTAGAGAGGTGGAGAAACCTAGATTTGATGCAGTTAACGGGTGCGGTGGTGGCCCAGTACGAAGCCTGTGACCATAAGACTCGTCCTACAGAGATTCTGGTTGACTCTATTGGTCTGGGAGCAGGTGTTGTTGACCGACTCAGAGAACTAAAACTACCAGCTAGGGGGATTAATGTGTCCGAAAGCCCTGCAATGGGTGGGACGTATCTCAATCTAAGGGCTGAACTCTGGCATAAAACCAAGGCTTGGCTAGAGAAGCGTGACTGCAAGATACCCAATAATGAGGATTTCATTGCTGAACTGGCGACAGTTAGGTACACCTTTACCTCTAACGGGAAGATCAAGATTGAGTCCAAAGATGATATTAGAAGACGGGGATTGAAGTCTCCCGACATGGCTGATGCTTTTGTCTTGACATTTGCCTCGGATGCCGCCACCATCTCTTGGGGGTCTAATCTTTCTTGGGGTAAACCGATCAAAAGGTTAATTCGAGGATTGGTCTGATTGCCGTTGCCATTTAGAGCTACCTTAAACAAGTAGCTCTTTTTTTTATTACCACAGTATGGTAGTATTGACAAACCTTTTAGGAGATTTCTATGAAAATGGATGAAGCCGCCAACAAGATTGGCAAGGTAATGGGCGAATACAAGCGTGGCAAGCTCAAGTCTTCTTCTGGTCAGAAGGTTAAATCCCGTGACCAAGCAGTTGCTATCGCTATGAGTGAGGCTCGTTCTATGCCCAAGCGTGGGAGTAGAACTGCTACTAATCGGAGCAAGAAATGAAAGCGGGACTATATGCCAATATCAATGCCAAACAAGAACGAATTAAAGCTGGCTCTAAAGAAAAGATGCGAAAGCCTGGCACTAAAGGTGCGCCTACTGCTAAAGACTTTAAGCAAGCGGCTAAGACCGCCAAAAAGAAATGATTAAGCGTGGTTCGGAAGAGTTCTCTGGTTATAACAAACCAAAGAAGACTCCTAACCACCCAAAGAAAAGCCATGCAGTATTGGCTAAGTCTGGTGACGAAGTGAAATTAATCCGCTTTGGACAACAAGGTGTTTCTGGTAGTCCTGATGGATCTAAAAGAAACGAAGCATTTAAAGCCCGTCATGCTCAGAATATTGCCAAAGGCAAAATGAGTGCAGCGTTCTGGGCTAATAAAGTAAAGTGGTAAATATGAAATGCCCTATCGCTACCTATGACATCAAGGTTAACCTAAAAGCCCGTGATTGGGCATTTAAGAATGTTGGCTATGGTCCTGCTAATCCAGAAGAAGATAATATAGACTTCTGGATGGCAAGAGCAGATGAGTGGCAAACTCCTGTTGAAGAAGCTCAGACCATGCGATGTGGTAATTGCGCTGCCTTTATCCAGACACCAGAGATGCTGGACTGCATCCTAAAAGGTATAGATGAAGAGACTGATGGCTATGCTAAAGATGTCCAAGGTGCGGCTAATCTCGGCTACTGTGAACTGTTTGACTTTAAATGTGCAGGTGAGCGTACCTGTTCAGCATGGCTATCTGGTGGCCCTATCACCAAGAAGATGACCAAGAATCAGCAGAATATGTTGATGATGGCTAAAACCGAATACGACATGGAAGATGAGGAAGATTAAATGGACTTTTGGACTGCTTTATTAGATTCTTTTAAAGGTTCTGCACCATTAGATGAAGCAGTTGCTTCTGGGGGTATGGCTCCACCTTCTGCTATGGAAAGTCTTGGTAGCACTATTGGTGGAATTGGTAATCAAGCTATTGCCCCAACTATGGAAGCTTACAACACATTTACAAACCCAAATGCTACTGCTGGTGATATGTTGTCTAGTGCTTATAAATACGCATTCAACCCAAAAACAAAAGAAGAAGAAATGATGGCTCCTCAGATGCGTATGGGTGGTGGTATGGGTGGAATGGCTAATAACTATGTTGGTGGCATTCCATCTTTGCTGCAAGGTTATGGGACTGCTTCACAGGGAATACTTCCCTATATTGCTGGACGATAAGGAATAAAAATGAATATCGAAAACCCAATGTTGATGGCTGAAACTCTGCAAGGTCAGATGGAAGGCAATGAGGTAATGTCAGAAGAGGAACTTCAAGGCGTTATTTCATCTGAAATCAATGATGCTATATCTTTCATTGATGACGACATTGGCGGTAATCGTGCATTAGCAACTGAATACTACTATGGTCAACCATTTGGCGATGAAGAAGAAGGCCGTTCACAAGTAGTATCAATGGATGTGCGTGATACTGTTCAAGGTATTCTGCCAAGCCTGATGCGTATTTTCTTTGGCCCAGAGAAAGTTGTTGAGTTTGCACCTAATGGTCCAGAGGATGTCCAAGCTGCCGAACAAGCAACAGACTATGTAGACTTTATCTTTAAGCGTGATAACCAAGGCTTTAAGATTTTGCACTCAGCATTTAAAGATGCTTTGGTACGCAAGTGCGGTATTGTCAAATACTGGTGGGATGAGTCTGTAGAAGTTAAAGCAGAGTCTTTCTCTATGCTTGATGAGCAGACAATGATGTTCTTGACGCAAGACCCAGACATTGAGATTTCTGCGGTGCGTGAATACCCAATACCTGGCATGGCAGAGCAAAACCTTGCACAAGGCATTATGACTCCACCACCCATGATGTACGATGTGGAGATCAAGCGCAGAATCAAGACAGGCAAAGTCAAGATCGAAGCTTTACCCCCAGAAGAGTTCCTTATTGACCGAAGAGCAAAGTCCATTGATGAGGCTACTTTTGTAGGCCACAGGACTATGAAGACTGTTTCCGATCTAGTGGCTATGGGCTATGACTATGATGAAATGGTTGAAGCCGCTGGCAATGGAAATGATTTCGATGACAATCAAGAGTATCAAGCTCGTAACCCTTTCGCTGTTATCAGTACTGCTAACAATGGCGATCCCTCAAGCAAAAATGTTTTATACATTGAGGGCTATTTAAAAGTTGACTTTGATGGAGATGGCATCGGTGAGATGCGTAGGATTTGCACTATTGGTGCAAGCAACAAAGTTATCCGCAATGAAATAGTTTCTGACAGACAGTTTGCTGACTTCTGCCCAGACCCAGAACCCCATACCTTTTTTGGTATGTGTCCTGCTGATGTGGTCATGGATATTCAGCGTATTAAGTCTAATGTTCAACGTGGCATTTTGGACTCTTTGGCTCAGTCTATTCACCCTCGCACAGCGATTGTTGAGGGACAGGCCAACATGGAAGATGTCCTAAATACCGAAGTTGGTGCGGTGATTCGCATGAGAGCACCAGGAATGGTTCAACCCTTTACCACTCCATTTGTGGGTCAAGCCGCATTCCCAATGCTTGACTACTTGGATGACATTAAACAGACCCGTACAGGCATTTCTAAGGCCGCATCAGGCTTAGATGCAGACGCATTGCAAAGCACTACCAAAGCCGCAGTATCAGCGACTGTCAATGCCGCCCATCAGCACATTGAGATGATTGCCCGTATCTTTGCGGAAACTGGTTTGCGTAAGCTATTTACTGGCATCTTGAAGTTGGTTATTGAGAACCAAGATAAAGAGAGAATGATTCGTTTGCGTAATACATTCGTACCTATGAATCCCCAATCTTGGGATGCCAATATGGATGTAATCGTTAATGTGGGCGTTGGTGATGGCACTATTGAAGACAGAATTAATATTCTGAATCAAGTGGCTATGCGTCAGGAAATGCTGATTAAAGAAACTGGTGTTAATAATCCTGTTGTTTCTTTACCACAATATACAAACACATTAACTAAGATGTTGCAGTTGGCGGGTATTAAAGATTCTCAGAATTACTTTAATCAATTGCCTGTTGACTTCCAATTGCCACCGCCTCCAGAGCCAAAGCCTACGCCAGAGGAGATGTTGGCTCAAGTACAGGTGCAATCTATTCAAGCGGATATTCAAAAGAAAGCCGCAGAATTGGATTTAGAGCGACAAAAAATGATTATGTCTGATGATCGTGAAAGAGATCGTGTTGAACAAGATGGTATTTTGCGTAGATATGAGCTAGAATTGAAATATGGTGTACAAATTCAAAGTGCGGAGATTAATGCCGCAATGAATACAGACCGAGAATTAATTCGTCAACAAGCTGCAATGAGCCAAGTCCCTCAACAGCCCCAACCAATGATGTAAATGGATGATCTAGAAATTAACCTCGCAAGAGGAGACAGAGCTAAGTTACTTCTTGAAGATGAGCTTCTAAATGAAATGCTCAAACGAATTGAAGATGATTGTTATAGTGAGATTCGTTCTTCCAAGTTAATGGAAGGACCAATCAGAGAACAGGCTTATTTGCTACTCACCACTATTGATATTCTGAGAGCAAAACTTAGATCTGTTATGGATACAGGCAAGATGGCAGAAGTTGCCCTTGTTCGTAGACGGGGTAGACCCCCAAACAAATGATTGTTAAACTAAGAGGTAAATATGTCCGATAACGCAAATGCAGTCGGTTCGATTACAGTAAACCAAGCAGCGCAAAGCTTTGCTTCCATGCTAGACACTCAAGAGGGTGTTGACACTGGTGCAGAGGCGCAACCAGAGGAGGGGCAACCCGAACCTGAGTCTGAGGAAGTGGAATCTGCGGAGACGCAAGATGAAACAGAGGAATCTTCCGAGGAAGTAGAAGGCGAAGAAGAGGAAGCTGAAGAAGAAGCTCCAAGGGATGAGAAGTTTGTTGTCAAAGTTGATGGCAAAGAAATCGAAGTCCCAAAGGATGAACTGATCCGAGGCTACCAACGTGAAGCTGACTACACACGGAAAACGCAGAAACTGGCAGAAGAGCGCAAATTAGTCGAGTCTGAGTTTCAGCAAGTTCGTGGAGAGCGTGAACAATACGCTCAGATATTAGGACAATTACAGCAGAAATTGCAGGAGTTTGAGCCTCCAGAGCCTGATTGGAATCGTTTAGAAGTTGAAGACCCAACTGAATATGCCCGTCAATGGACATCCCATCAGAGGAGAAACCAACAGAAATTCGCTGTTCAAGCAGAGCAAGATAGGCTCAATCAAGTGCGTCAAGCTGAGCTACAGAAGCATTTGCAACAAGTTATGGTCACAGAGGTGTCTCTGTTGAAAGAGAAGATCCCAGAGTGGAATTCTCCCGAAAAAGCCAAGGCAGAAGGTAAGGCTCTGTTGGAGTATGGTCAGAATTTAGGCTTTTCAGAGCAGGAACTGAGTACGATTACAGATTCACGGGCATTGCTTGCGCTTCACAAGGCGTGGAAATATGACATGATGATGAGTAAGCGTCCTGAGTTCCAAGCTAAGATTAAGAAAGCCCCAAGAATGGTCACTCCTGGTTCATCAGGTAGCGTAAGTTCTAAGTCGAGTGATATAAATAACGCAAAAAAGCGTCTTGCACAAACTGGAAGCGTCAGAGATGCCGCATCCCTTTTCGAGAAATTTATTTAAGGAATTATCATGGCTGCTATTACAAACACCTACACCCGCTTTGACGCAAAGGGTGTTAGGGAAGATCTTTCAAACGTCATTTATCAGATCTCTCCAGAAGAGACTCCATTCATGAGCAATGTTGGTCGTGAGAACGTCACCAACACTTTCTTTGAATGGCAAACTGATGATTTGGCCGCTGCTATCACAACTAATGCTCAGATCGAGGGTGATGACATCACTTCTTTCACAGCAGCAACTGCTACAGTTCGTTTGGGTAACTACACTCAGATTAGCCGTAAAGACGTAATCATTTCTGGCACTTTGGAATCTGTTGATAAAGCAGGTCGCCGTTCAGAATTGAGCTATCAAATGGCTAAAAAATCTGCAGAAATTAAGCGTGACATGGAGTCAACAATGTTGGCCAACCAAGCCGCTACTGCTGGTTCTACATCTGCTGCCCGTAAAACTGGTGCATTGTTGGCCTTCTTGAAGACCAATACCAGCGAAGGTACTGGTGGTTCTGATCCTTCATACACCACTATTCCTGATGCGGCTCGTACAGACTCCACAGCAGGTAACTTGCGTTCATTTAGCGAAGCATTGCTGAAAGACGTAATCCAGAAGGTTTGGACAGAAGGTGGCGCACCATCTATCGTTATGGCTGGTCCTGTTAACAAGCAGAACTTGTCAAAGATGGCTGGTATTGCTGGTCAGCGTTTCAATGTTACAGGTCCTAAGCCTTCAACAATCATCGGAGCCGCAGACATTTATGTTAGCGATTTCGGTAACGTGAGCATTGTTGCCAACCGCTTCCAACGTGATCGTGATGTTTTCGTGCTTGATCCTGAGTACGCAAGCGTTGCTTATCTGCGTCCCTTCCAGACAGTTGAACTGGCTAAGACAGGTGATGCCGAGAAGCGTATGCTCTTGTGTGAGTGGGGCTTGAAGATCAAGAATGAGAAGGCTCATGGAGCCGTCTACGACTTGAACACTACAATTCAGACTTAATCTGAAATGCAAGGGGTGGGCTAATAACCCACCCTTTTTTTATGACTACAAAAATCTTTGACACGAACCTAGAAATGGGAATTAAAAAACTTTGGCATTATGATGAAGCCAAAGATGAGGCAACCATTGAAACGATTATTGATGCTACTGAAGTAGTAGAAGCAAACAAAGAACGATTTAACTCATTTGATGAGAAGGCTAATTGGAAGGGTGATCTGCATCATGTGGCATCTATTCCTATGGCTTTGTATTATCAAATGAAGGCAGAAGGTAAGCTTGATGACCAAGCCTACATGAAACGATGGTTGAATTCTCCCGAGAATAGGTTTTTTAGAACAAGACCAGGGAAAGTATGATGGGAAGACCTGTTGTATCCTTAGAGAATAAAATTCTTAAATACTCTTCACCAGAAGCAATTACTGGTTGTATTTTATGGTTTGGTCCAACCTCAAGGGGTTATCCTAGAATTTCTTTAAAAAATAAGGAATACAGGGTAAGTCGATATTTGTATGAAAAAACTCATGGTAATTGTATAAATGATTTAAATGTTTGTCATACTTGCGACAATCCTTTATGCGTTAATCCAGACCATTTCTTTATTGGTACACACGCTGACAATCAACAAGATAAGTTTGATAAAAATAGACAGGCAAAAGGTGCTACACATGGGTGTTCAAAATTAAATAATGAGCAAGCAATGATGGCAAAATTTACGACAATCAAGCCAACTGTTTTAGCAAAAGAGTTTAATTGTTCAGCAACAATAATTAGGCAAATTCGCCAAGGCAAATATTGGAAACATTTGGAGAAGTTTAATGGATAGTAAGACCATTGGAATTTTGATTCCAACACGGGACTTTGTTAATGCTGGATTTGCCTATGATTTAGCCCGATTAGTGGGATATACAGTAGGTACAACAAACCATAAAGTAGTGATTTACACTAGTTCTGGAACACTACTATCTTCACAGCGTCAGGACCTAGCCAGAGATGCAGTTAAGGCTAATTGCACTCATACAATGTGGCTAGATAGCGATATGAGGTTTCCAAAGGACATGATTATTCGTCTTTTGGAAAGGGATAAAGGAATAGTTTGTGGGAATTATGCCAAGCGCAGATTTCCTACAGAGCCTATTGCGGTAAAGAAAAATACTCCAGATATGGATGCTTTATTTGTCAATAGGGTATATACTGAGGACGATTCAACAGGACTTGTTGAAGTAGACTACTGCGGAATGGGTGTAATGCTTGTTAAAGCCGAAGTCTATAAATCTATGGAATATCCTTGGTTTGCTATACCTTGGGTTCCTGCTGCGGAAGACTACATTGGTGAAGATGTATGGTTTTGCCGTAGAGCCGCTGAGAACGGACACAAAACATTTGTTGACCAAGATCTATCAAAAGAGATCTTTCACATTGGCACATTTGAATACAAACATGAGCATACATTAATGTGTAGGGATGTAGAAAATGGCACTTGATACTTTTAGCGGATTAAAGACAACCATTGCTGATTATCTGAATCGGGATGATTTAACGTCTGTCATTCCTTCATTTATCACTTTGGCAGAAGCTAAATTTAATCGTAAGTTGCGTGTTCGCCAGATGGTAAAACGTGCAACTGCCACTTTAGATACTCAGTATTTTGCTTTTCCTTCTGATTTCTTACAGGCTAAAGAGTTCCAACTGAATACAAATCCAATTACATATCTTCAGTATGTGACTCAAAATCAAGGTGATTACGCATCACAGAACAATTACATTACTGTTGGTAAACCACAATTTTATACAATTATTGGTACGCAAATAGAAGTTATCCCAACGCCTGATACTGGTTATACGGGTGAATTAACTTATTATGGTAAGATTCCTGCGTTAAGTGATTCAAATACAAGCAACTGGCTCCTAGCTTATGCACCAGACTTGTACTTGTATGGTGCGCTAGTTGAAGCTACACCATACTTGAAAGACGATGAGCGTCTTGCCACATGGAGTCAGTTATATACCAACTCCTTGGGCGACATAGAAATAGCAGATCAAAGGGCATCTGTTGCTTCTACTCCGATTGTTCGTGCCCGATCTTTGGGGTGATATATGGCTGGTTCATTTACAGATTATCTTGAAGACAAGATTCTCAAGCACGTTTTTACTAACGTAGCATATACCTCACCAACTACTTTGTATGTTGGTTTGTTTACTACCGCACCTACTGATGCTGGTGGTGGCACAGAGCTTTCTGGTAGCGGATATGCCCGTAAATCTGCCGCTTTTACAGTAAGTGGAACAGGCACTTTGGCTACAAATAGTTCTGCCATTGAGTTTGATGCCGCTACTGGAACATGGGGAACTATTGTTGCTATTGCGATATTTGATGCTTTAACAACTGGCAATATGATTGCTTTTGCTGATTTGACAGCAAGTAAAACCATTGCAACTGGTGATATTTTGCGTATTCCTGCTGGTGATCTTGACGTTACATTGAGTTAATCATGGCATTAGTTATTGCTGATCGTGTAAAGGAAACTACTACTACGACAGGAACGGGTACGCTTACCCTTGCTGGCGCAGCTACTGGTTTTCAATCTTTCTCTGTCATTGGCAATGGAAACACTACTTATTACGTAATAAGTTCAAGCACTAGTAGTGAATTTGAAGTTGGCATTGGAACATACACCTCTTCTGGGACTACGTTATCTCGAACAACAATTCTTTCATCTTCTAATAGTAATTCTGCTGTTAATTTATCAGCAGGAACTAAAGATGTATATGTTACTTATCCTGCGTTAACCAGTTCTACAAATGGTGTAATGATACAAAGTACAACAGTATCTGAAAACACGACAATAAGTGCAGGAACTAATGGCTTATCTGTTGGACCTGTAACAGTTGTTTCTGGTAAATCAGTAACCGTTATTTCTGGTCAAAGATGGTTAGTTTTAAACTAAGGTGAAATTATGAGTAACTTAAAAGTTCAAGGTAATGCCTCTGGTGCTGGAACAAGCACATTAGAGTCTCCAAATACATCAAGTAGCGTTACTTATTCGCTACCAGATACTTCTTCAAGTGTGACATTGGGCTATCTTAATATTCCCCTGTCGGGCATTAAAACGGCAAGCTACACATTAGTTGCGGGGGATGTAGGTAAGTTTGTGGAGTTGGGAACATCTGGATCAGTCGTAGTACCTGCGTCTGTTTTTACAACGGGTGATGTAATTATGATTTTTAATAACACATCAGCTTCTATTTCTTGTACTTGCTCTGCTGTTACGACAGTCTACAAGGGCGGTACAGATGCTGATATTGCTTCTTTTAGCGTAACTACAAGAGGTATTGCTACTATTCTGTTTATTACTGCCACAGTTGCCGTGGTAACAGGTAATTTAGCATGAGTGGCGTAATGCTTGGGATTGTTGGAGCTAGTTTTGCTAATGTAGCACCATCTGTTGAATATCTTGTAGTTGCTGGTGGTGGCTCTGGTGGCGGTCTTAATGGCGGTGGTGGTGGTGGTGCTGGCGGTTTTAAGACAGCTTCTGGATTTTCTGTTACCACGGGTTCACCTATTACTGTAACAGTTGGTGCGGGTGGTAGCAGTGCCACTGGGGGAAACCAAGGAAATAATGGTTCTAATTCTGTTTTTAGTTCAATTACATCTACTGGCGGTGGCGGTGGTGGTCATGGAGTGCCCGCTGAAGCCGCAGGAAATAGTGGCGGTTCAGGCGGCGGCGGTGGTGGTGGTGATACTGCTGGTGGCTTAGGTGGTGCGGCTTCTCCAGCAAGTCAGGGATTTGCTGGTGGACAGGCATTTGCATACTCTGGTAATGCAAACGGAGCAGGTGGTGGTGGCGCAGGTGCTGCTGGCTCTAACGGGGCATCTGGTTCACCAGGTAGAGGTGGTGTTGGTGGAGTTGGTCTTGCATCAAGTATTAGTGGAAGTAGTATTTTCTATGCTGGCGGTGGTGGTGGCGGATGTGGTGGCCCACCCAATGCTGGCGGAAATGGTGGTGGCGGTGCAGGTGGAACAGATAGCATTACAACGAATATCACGCCAACAGCGGGAACTGCTAACAGAGGAGGCGGTGGTGGTGGCTCTGGTGGTTACTCTCCGTCATATTCAACTGGCGCAGGTGGTTCGGGTATTGTTATCATTCGCTACGCTGATTCTTTTGAAGCTGCCGCATCTACTACTGGCTCACCAACAATCACAGTAGCTGGTGGTTATCGTGTCTATCAATGGACAGGTAACGGCTCAATCACATTCTAAGGAAGAACAAATGGCACATTTTGCAAAATTAGATGAAAACAATGTTGTTCTTGAGGTTCATTGCGTCAATAACATTGAATTACTAACATCAGAAGGTCACGAATCTGAAGCGATGGGATATGCGTTTTTAGTTCGTTGGTCTGGTGGTTATTCTCGTTGGAAACAAACAAGTTATAACGGCACTATTCGTAAGAACTATGCAGGTATTGGCTTCACATATGATTCAACAAGAGATGCGTTTATTGCACCAAAGCCATATGAATCATGGATATTAAATGAAGAAACTTGCCGTTGGGAAGCACCAGTAGCAATGCCTACAGATGGCAAACGATATGATTGGAACGAATCAACAACTTCATGGGTTGAGTACACTCAATAAACATCATGCAAAACAAAATTGTACTTACTGATGAACAACTAGAAATTCTGGTTGAAAAAGTTACTGAAAAAGTAATAGAAAATGTTTATATTTCTATTGGGCAAAGTATTGTCAAGAAGTTCTTTTGGATCGTTGGTTTAGGAACAGTTGCAATTTTCGCATGGCTATCTGGTAATGGACACTTGAAATAATGTTTGGAATAAGCGCATTTTCTGAAGTACCATTTTCATCACTTTCGGGTGGTGCGGTACTCAATGCGGCTGCTGATGTAAATAGTGTTTCTTCTGTATCAACAAATGCAATTGGAATTTTAGTTGTTGCCGCAACTCCAACTAGTGAGTCTACAGTTTCTGTTTCAGCAAGTGTTATTAAGTCTGCCCAAGCAGAAATAGTATCAACCAGTACTGTTCAAGCTTCTGTTCTTTTAATATTTTCATGTTCGGCAAATGTAGATTCAGTTTCCACAGTTTCTTGTGGGACTAGTTTAACAAGAGGTGTTAGTGCATTTATTGCTGGTGATGCTGTAGTGACTGTTTCAGCTAGACTGAAATGGGAAGATAGTTCATTAGTAGCAGAATCTTGGACAACAATTTCAGATCAATCGGAGTCTTGGACTAATACAACAGACCAATCCGAGACTTGGACAGTAACAACGCAATGAGGTAAATATGGCAGATACAACCACCACAAATCTAAGTCTTACAAAGCCAGAAGTAGGTGCATCAAGTGACTCTTGGGGGACTAAGATAAATACAGACTTGGACTCAATTGATGCTTTGTTTGATACTGGTCCATATCTAAAACTTGCAAAAGGTGGGACTGGTGTAGGAACTGCGTCTGATGCTAGAACAGCTCTTGCTGTGCCTGGTACTGCTATAAACAATACCTATACTGGTAAGCAAACATTTACTGGCTCAACTACTGCCATTGGCACTAAGTTTGTCAATGCGTTAGAGACAATTACCATCTCAGCTACTGCGGCTACTGGCACGATTGCTTATTACGCAACTACTCAGTCAGTTCTTTACTACACAACTAATGCTTCTGCCAATTGGACAATTAATCTTACTGGTGCAAGCACTCCTGTAACTCTTAACACTTTGATGGCAACAGGTGAGTCTATAACTGTTGTCCACATGGTTAAACAAGGTTCTACTGCTTACTACAATTCTGTTGTTCAAGTTGATGGTACAGCAAGTGGTGTTACAACTGTTTGGCAAGGCGGTTTAACACCATCGGCAGGTAACGTAAGTTCTACTGATGTATATACATACACCATTGTAAAAACTGGATCTGCTGCTTTTACAGTTTTTGCTACACAAACTAAATTTGCTTAATCATGCCATTACTTAGCACTATTGCATCATCATCAGTTAAGGGCTTTGGGTTTGGGGCTAATGTTGTTGGTCAACAAGAATATATAAGTCCAGGAACATATTCTTGGACAGCTCCATTAGGCGTTTATAGTGTTTCTGTTGTTTGCGTAGGTGCTGGTGGAAACTATGCAACAGGAGGTGATCCTGATGGCGGCGGTGGCGGTGCTTTGGCTTATGCAAACAATATTGCTGTCATTCCTGGAAACACTTATACAGTAATTGTTGGTGCTACTAATAATACATATGGTGCATATGGAGGCGATAGTTCATTTAATTCAACTAGTGTTAAGGCTGGTGGCGGTCAGAATGGATTTGGCGGTGGTGGTTTTGGTGGTGTTGTTATTTATGGTAGTGGTGGCGCAGGTGGAAGAGGCGCATTTGGTGGATATGGTGGACTAGCTGCTGCAGGTGCTGGTGCTGGTGGATACTCAGGCGATGGTGGTGCGGCTGGTGGATTTACTGGAGATGGTGGTAATGGTGCTGGCGGTGGCGGTGGCGGCGGTGCTGGTGCAGGTGGATCAAAAGGTGGTGGTGGCGGTGGTGTAGGAATTTATGGGCAGGGTGCTAATGGCGTTGGTGCAATATATGTAGTAAACATAAATGCTGGCGGTGGTGGTGGTTCAGGTGGAACTAATGGTAGTGCTGGTGGTGGTGGAACTGGTGCTGGTGGTCTTTATGGTGGTGGCTCTAGTCAACAAGGTGCTGGTCATGGCGCAGTCAGGATTATTTGGCCTGGTGTAACTCGCAGATTCCCATCTACTCTTACTGGTAACTTGTAATGCCCAACTTAGGACAACAGTTACAAACCCCACCAATACCAAAGCTTGGTACATCTGGTGAGGCGTATTCTGCTGTTCTGCAAAACCAAAACAATAGCGTTTTAAATACCTTCTTCATCAGATTGGTAAACGCAATAAATTCTGCCCTTGGTATTCGTGGTGGTAAGTTCTTAAATAACCCTTATGGTGCTTTTCAAGATAGTACAGACCAGACTGCTGCCAATACAACAACTGCCTATGCAGTCACTTTTAACACCACAGATTTTTCTAATGGCGTGACTATCGCTAGTAACTCAAGAATTACTGTTGCGGAAACTGGAATCTGGAACTTGCAGTTTTCCATTCAGTTTACAAATACAACAAATGCTTCTCAAGATGTGGATGTTTGGTTTCGAGTCAATGGCACTAATATTGCCAACTCAAACAGCCGATTTGGCTTTGCACCCAGAAAAGGTGCTGGTGATCCATATCACATCATTGCAGCCATGAATTACTTTGTCAGCTTAAATGCAACTGACTATGTTGAAATAATGTGGAGGCCAACCGATACGGGTGTGTCCATTGAACATTACGCTGCTGGAACAAGTCCAACAAGACCCGCAATTCCTTCAGCCATTGTTACAATGAGTTTTGTATCTAACTTATCTATATAAAATGGCCTACATTCCACTACAAATACCGCCAGGAGTCTATAAGAATGGTACAGACTACCAATCTAAAGGACGATGGAATTATTCAAACTTAGTTCGGTGGTTTGAGGGAACTATTCGCCCTGTCGGTGGATGGCGAAAGCGTACTACTGACCAACTAACTGGCAAAGCCCGTGGGTTCATTAACTGGCGAGACAACAGCAACAATAGACGCATTGCTATTGGCACTCACTCAAAGTTATACCATCTAAGCGAATCAAACGCATTGACAGACATAACTCCAACTAGTTTTACTGTTGGTGATGCTGATGCTGTTCTTAAAATTGGTTATGGATATAGCACTTATGGCAGTTTTGCTTATGGTGTAGCAAGACCTGATACAGGCTCATTTACTGCAGCTACCACATGGAGTTTAGATACTTGGGGTGAGTATTTGGTAGGTTGCTCAACAAAAGATGGAAAGCTTCTTGAGTGGCAGTTAAATACGTCTAATGATGCTGTTGCTATTACCAATGCTCCTACTGGCAATATTGGTCTTATAACTACACAAGAACGATTCTTATTTGCCCTTGGTGCAGGTGGTAATCCTAGAAAAGTTCAATGGTGTGACCAAGAGAATAATACTGTTTGGACTGCTTCCGCTACCAACCAAGCGGGTGATTTTGAGTTAACCACAATTGGCTCATTGATGTGTGCCAAGCGAACCCGTGGTGCTACCATTTTGTTTACTGATGTAGATGTCCATGTGGCTACTTACATTGGCCCACCTTATGTTTACAGTTTTGAGCGTATTGGCTCATCTTGTGGGGTGATTTCCAAGCAAGCAGTTGCCGCTACTGATAACTCATGTATTTGGATGTCAAACTCTGGCTTCTGGGTATACGATGGTTTTGTAAAGCCATTGGCTTCTGATGTTGGTGATTATGTATTTACTAATTTAAATACCCAACAAGCCTCTAAAGTCTATTCAGTTCATTTGGCTACTTATGGTGAGATTTGGTGGTTTTACCCAAGTTCAGCCAGTAATGAAGTAGATTCTTATGTGACTTATAACTACAGAGAAGGCCATTGGGCTGTTGGCACTTTGGATCGTACTTGCGGTACAGACAGAGGCATATTCTCTAATCCTTTGATGGTTTCTTCAGATGGGTATATTTATGAGCATGAGGTAGGTTTTGCTTATGATTCTCAGACTATATTTGCTCAGTCTGGACCCATTGAATTAGGTGCTGGTGACAGGGTTTTAAGCCTAAATGGGCTTGTTCCTGATGAGAAGACTTTGGGTGATGTAAAGGCTCGATTTGCTACCAAGTTTTACCCAACTGGCACACAATATAGCTATGGCCCATACACGATGGCAAACCCTACTTCTTTTAGGATTACTGGTCGACAAATAGCAGTAAAGATTGAAGGAAACACATTATCTGATTGGCGAGTTGGCACTATCAGATTTGATGGAAAACTAGGCAGTTTGCGTTAAATATATTATGATTGAACATGATTCTGAGAATTGGCGTGAAATAAGAAATGCCAAACTGTTAGAATGGTTTGGTGGCAACCAGAGTGCTGTAGACTTTTTAGTCGCTTTATCGGGTATTGCTGAGTTATGGGATGACTTGGTAGATAAAGATAAAGAGCCTAGCAGAAAAGACATAGATATTGTCTTTTGGAATGCTCTGGTGACGCTACCTACAAATGAGTTCTTTAATGCTAATAGGGCGTTTTTAATGCCTTTAGTCATTCAGAGTATAAATGCTTGGCAAGACTCTGTAGAACTTGAAGGTGGTAATACCAACGACAGAGCCTATGCGCTCACATTGCGTATTATTTCACTACAAATAGCACCAATGATAGTCTTATTGCTTAGAGGACAAAAAGCAATGAGAGAGGTGAGTACAGAAATGTGGCGGTATTTCACCTCACATGATGATGCAATTAAATGGATACAAGGGGAATAATATGTCTCTAGGCGGTGGAAGTTCAAGTTCTCAGCAGTTAGATCCTGCTTTAAAAGATTTATTCTTACAGAACTATCAAGGCGCACAAACTACTGCGGCTGGATTAGCTCCTCGTGAATTTGCAGGGTTTAATCCTGACCAACAACAAGGTTTTGCTTTAAATAGACTATATGCAAGTCCACTTAGCGCACCCACTTTATACGCTACTGATGCCGCTAATCTATTAAGACAAAGTGCGCAATATAATCCACAAAATGTAGGCTATCAAAATGCCGCATCACAGGGATATAGTGCCGCACAAGGCGATGCCTCTTATGCAGGTGCTGCTGAAAGAGCCGCTGCCGCACAACTAAATAGGGGTGATATTCGCAATGTTGCATCACAAAATGTAACTGGTCAGCGAGTTGCTCAAGAGGCTTTAGGTGCTATTGCTCCACAAGCTAGGGCTAATATTCGTGATGTTACTGCTGGTTCATTCTTGAATCAGAATTTGCAAGCGTACATGAATCCTTTTACGCAAGCTGTTACTAATCAAAGCTTGAGTGATTTAGAGCGTTCACGACAACTTGAACAACAAAGAACTGCGGCACAAGCTACTGCGGCTAGAGCCTTTGGTGGATCTCGCCAAGGTGTTGCAGAAGCTGAAACTAATCGTGCTTATGGTGAGAATGCGGCTCGTTTAGTTGCTCAACAGAATGCTCAAGCTTATGAGGCGGCACAACGTGCTTCTGAGGCTGATTTGGCTCGTGCTATGCAAGCACAACAATTGAATCAAGCTCAAGACTTGGCGACTACTCAGCAGTCTTTACAATTGGCAGGTCAGTTTGGTTTGGCGAATCAAGATGCGGCTTTACGGGCTGCTTTGGCTAATCAGGGTGTTGATGTGTCTACTGGTCAACTTAATGTCCAGAATGCTCAACAAGTGGCTTTGGCTAATGCTGCGGCTAGAAACCAGATGGCTCAATACAATGCCTCAAATCAACAAGCAATGGCTTTGGCAAATCAAGCCGCTGCAAACCAAGCTGGTCAATTTGGTGCTGCCGCTTCAAATACTGCAAACTTGGCTAATGCTCAGAATCTATTGCAAGCTAACTTAGCTAACCAACAAGCGGGGTTGGCTGCTAATCAACAGGGCATAACTGCTGGTGGTCAACTAGCAAGTGCGGCTACTAACTTGCAGAACTTAGGTTTCAATCAAGCAAATCAATTGCGTGACCAAGGTTTGGTTCAGCAAGGCTTCTCACAACAACAGTTGGATGCAATACGCAATCTACCTTTGGAACAACAACAGATTCTCAATCAAGCATTGGGTATCAATGTTGGTGGTGGATCTGGAATGCAATCAACATCTACTTCACGCCAAGGTTTGCTTGGTTTGTTTGGAATTGGTTAAGGAGTAAATTATGCCTTTTAATATTGGGTTGTTATCTGATGCCGCATTGACGGGCTTGTCTGATACTGAAAAACAAGCAATGCAGAAACAGGCTACTCAGCAGTTTCTGATTGGTAGTTTGTTAAGTGGTGATCCTGGTATTGGCTTCAAGTCTGCAATGGATATTCCATCTACTGCTATAACCATGCAAGATATGTTGCGTAAAAGCCAACAAGCCGCAGCAGATCAGGCGGCTCTTGAGAGCTTCCGAGGCAAATACACTCCTACTAAATTCCAAGAAGCAAACCCTGATTACATGGGTCCTGTTACACCAGATCAATTGGCTCAACAAGAGCAAATCAAAGGTGCTAGAGCGCAAGGATTGCCATTCAACATACAAAATGCTTTGCAAGATGTGTTGGCATTGCCTACTGCTGCTCAAAGCGCCATGCGTGAAACTATTACTGCTTTGCAACCTAGAGTGCAAGGCGACTTGTTGATGAACCCTAATATGCAAGTAATACGTGGTTTACCGACACAAAAAGATTTAATTCAAAATCAATTTAATCCTTTAACTGGTATGTTTGAAGCAAAGCCAGTTACAGGAGCATTGGCGGCAAAAGTTGCGACTACATTGCCTGAAGTTCCAGTAGGCGCACAGTTGAGCATGAATGATGCAGGTTTGCTTCAAACTAATTTACTTCCAAATATGCGAACAGTTCAACAACAATTAGCTTTTGATAAGCGATTTGGTGAAGGACAGGCGGCATTGCAAACAACTCCTACAAATGTGGTTGTTCCTTCAACTGGCAGACAACAAAGAACAACAGAAGCTGCGGCTATGGGTCAGCCAACTGCTTTATCTCCTTCTGAGGTACTTGCTTTTGAAGGGTACAAACCTGTTAGAGAGGCCGCCTTTAAGGGTTTCCAAGCGGCTACAAGTTCTGATGCTAGTTTGCAAAACTTACAAAACATTATTAATCGTGGTGCGTTTGAGCCAGGTAAGTTTGCAGGATTTAAGTCTGAGGCTGCGGCTATTGCTACTGGCTTGGGCATTGGTGGCGACAGAGCTAAAGCAGTTGCTGTTGACTCACCATTATTCTTGCAATCAGTTGCCGATGTTGCTTCTGCAAACATTCAAGACTTGGTTGGTGCAACTTCTGACAAAGATATTCAATTTAGTGCATCTCGTGGTCCACAAATTACAAATCCTAAAGAAGCAGTCCAATACTATTTAGATCTTACTCGTGTTGCTAATCAGCGCAAGAAAGATTATTACAACTATGTAACCAAGAACCCTGTTCCTGATGTGGTTGAGAAATGGTCACAAACACCAGAGGGTAGTTCATCTATCTTTGAAGATCCAAAGTTGCGTAAATATTTACCTAGTTTTCCTGTTACTGCTGGTCCTGACAAGGGTAAGACTGCATATCAATTGCCTAATGGTATTTATCGGGTTTATAACTAATGGCAACCAAAGAACAAGTTTACGAATTTGCTAGGCAAGAAGCCCAGAGGCAAGGCGTTCCTTATTCTTTGGTGCAAAAGATTGTTGAGACTGAATCAGGTGGATCTTTTAACGCTATAGGACCTAAAACTAGGTTCAATGATCGTGCTTATGGCCCTATGCAATTGATGGCGGCTACTGCTAAAGATCTTGGTGTTAACCGCATGGATTGGAAAGATAACATCCGAGGTGGTGTTAAGTATCTAAGCCAGTTATCACAACAATTTCAAGATCCTGTTTTGGTTGCTGCGGCTTATAACGCAGGACCTGGCAATGTTCAAAAGTATGGTGGAGTTCCTCCATTTAAACAAACGCAAAACTATGTTGAGAAAGTAGTAGGTACAAACATGGCCACATCTCGTGATATTGACCCTTCTTTTATTGGTAGGCCAACACAACCAGCACCAATTGCTAATATTGGGACGTCTGATGTTGGGACTATTGCTGTTCCTCAAGTTGGATATCGTGATATTGATCCAGCATTACTTGGTAAGCAAGTAGTTGCACAAGCCCCTGTAAGACAAAATACAGACTCTATTGCCCGTCAGGTTGGTTTAACTGCACGTTATGGCATGGAAGGTTTAGGCCAAGTAGCTGACATTGTTGGATCACCATTGAATATGTTGATTAACAGGGCTACTGGTAGCCAACTTGGTACTCCTAGCCAATCAATGTCAAACTTTGCAACTATGCTTGGTTTGCCACAACCTCAAACTGGTTTTGAACGTGGCATTGGAAATGTTACTCGTGCAGTAGCTGGTATCCCTGCTATGGGTGGTGCTGGTGGTTTATTGCAACAAGCTCCTAATCTAACTGCTCAAGTTGTTGGTCGTGGCTTGGCGGCTCAACCTATTGCTCAAGCAGCAGGTGCTACTGTTGGTACTGGTGCGGCTGAGATTGCTCGTAATGTCTATGATGTCCAAAACCCATTAGCTTTGCTTGGCATTAACTTGGCGGCAGGTTTACCCGCTAGTGCAGTTGCGGCTCGTGCAGGAAACATTCCTTCTGGCACACGTTATCGTGATCCTGTTACTGGTCAGATTATTGAATCTGCGGCTCAACGTGGCGTGAATGTAGATGTTGGTGATGTTGGTGGCCCAGGTGCAGGAACTATTGATAAGTTACGTCAATTAGGATTCTCAAAAGAATCTTCTAATCAAGTCAAAGCAGATCAGGTTAAAAAGTTAATTGAAAAAACTACTGAAAATCTAAAGCCATCAAGAATGTCTGAAGGTGGCGAGAAGAAGATTATTGCTGATGACTTACGTAAGCAATATCAAACTGCTAAATCTAATGTTAGTCCTGAGTTTAAAAAAGCTGAACAATTAGCTGGCGATGACATTATTCCATTGCGTAATACAAACCAAGCAACTGTAGATGTCATCAATCAATTCCCATCTACATCTCAAACTCCTGTCATTGAGAAAACAATTGAGAAGTTAAATACATTAATTCAGAATGGCGGTGGGTCATATAAAGAATTGCGTGATTTGCAATCTACAGTATTTTCTGAGATGGAGCGTGTTCGCAAGGGTCTTGTGCCAGGTTCTTATAGTGAAAAACAGTTAAATTCAATCAATCAGTTATACAAAGGTTTAGCTGATGACGTTGACGTATGGGCTGCACCTGCTATTGATCCTAATGGTGTTAAATTATTTACACCTGCTGGCGCACAACACACAAAAGCAATTGAGCAGTTTAAAGCGACTGTTTTGCCTTTTAGACAAGATACAAATATCTACAAACTTGTATCTAGCAAGACACCACAAAACGACATTGATTTGGTGGCACAAGGGTTTAGCTTTGACAAGAATCCTGCTACGGCAGAACTTGCTTTTAGCTTGATGTCACCAACTGGTAAACAAGCGGCCCAATACTCTATTCTTAATGAGGCTAGAACTAGGGCTATTAATCCTGATGCGGCTACTGGTTTCTCAGCACCTGCATTTACTAGGACTTTAAACCTTGGTAGACCAGATAGCCCAACTGCACAACGTGTGGCATTTGCAGATAACCCTGCTTTACTGGATGAAGTAACTTTGTTGAGAGACATTGTGGATACGACTCGTGGTGCTGTTACACCTAAAGTTGCACCTGCTACTGGTGCGGCTTTATTGCCTTATGTTGCTGGCGGTGCTGGTATGACAGGTGGATTTGGCCTTGGTGGTCAACTTGCCGAAGGTTTAGGCATGGGTGGATTTGGGACAGGACTTTTAAGCGCAGCAGGTGCAGTTGGAGTTCCAATAGCATCAAACAGATTAGCTAATGCACTTTCTAGTCAAGCAGGAACTAGGTTCTTACTTGGTGAGCAACTGCAAGGTGCTGGTGGCATGGGTACTGCAATGGGTCAAGCAATGACTGAGGCAACAACAAACCCTGACCAATTCATTCCACAAAAGCCAATTCAAGGGCTTTTTGATTTGTTTAGATAAAATGAAAGACTGGCTGCTTGCAACAATTGCGGCAGTCTGTATGGTTGCCCTTATTGTTTGGTCATTCTCAGTAATCATCTGGGCATGGCAGTAATTAGTTTTTTACTGGCTGTATCTATTGAATACAGGTGCGTTAAGTGGACTTGGGTTGGAGATGTCTACAACCGAAAGGTCTACTGTATTGAATGGAAAAAGGTAGAAAAGAAATGATTCCCATCGATCCAATGACCGCTTTAGCTGGCATACAGTCAGCAATCAGCATGGTCAAGAAGGCAGCAAATGTTGCCAATGACTTAGGCTCACTTGCGCCCATGATTGGGAAGCTATTTGACGCAAAAAGTGTAGCTACAAAAGCCATGCTTCAGGCTAAACAGTCTGGCAAAGGCTCAAACATGGGTACGGCTTTGCAGATTGAGATGGCTTTAGAACAGGCTAGAGCGTTTGAGGAAGAGTTAAAGATGCTCTTCATGCAGACGGGTAAGATTGATGTCTGGAACAAGATTAAAGCCCGTCAAGCAGAGATGGACTTGGCAGATGCCAAAGAGATTAGTGCTTTAAAGAAGGCAGAGAAAGCCGCTAAAGAAAAAGAGCAAGAACAACTAGAGATTGGCTTGGCAATAGGTGG